TTTTTGTGCTCACATGATGGAAAATCGCATTCTTTTTGAGTCTTGCGTTGGAGTGAATGTCTACTCTATGGAGTGGAACCAGATAGCCCAGGAGTTGACGAACCGGGCTGGTCCTGTTATTGCAGCGGATTTTACGAACTATGATGGAACACTCAATGCTGGAATTTTGTGGTCTATTTTAGATCTCATCAATGATTGGTATGATGATGGGCACGATTTAATCCGCAAGGTATTGTGGAGTGATATTGTGAATTCCAATCACTTGTGTGGAGATTTTGCCTATGGATGGTGTCAAAGCCAGCCTTCAGGTAATCCCATGACTGTGATTATTAATTCTATTTATAACTCTATTGCGTTGCGAATGGTGTGGCTAATTATCATGGCTGATCTACGACCAGAATTGAGTAGTATGCGAGCTTTTCATGAGCATACGCGTACTCAAAATTATGGAGACGATTTTCTTGTTTCGATGACAGGAGAGGCGTCTGAGTATTTTCATTTTGATAATATGCAGGACGTCTATCGAGAGCTTGGTATGGTAATAACGGATGAGCTGAAGAGTGAAGTTCCGTTGCCATTAGAAGATCGAGCGATTTCTGATGTGTCATTTTTGAAACGAAAATTTCGATATGATGCAGATATGTGTCGCTACATGGCCCCATTAGCCATGGATACGATAATGGACATGCCCCAATGGGTTCGCGGCCCTCACGATCATCAGTCTTTGACGAAAGACAACGTGGAAACCGCGGCTTATGAACTTGCACAATACCCTGAAGAAATTTTTCTTCAGCAAGTGAATAAGCTTAAAAAGGCTTCTGAGGTTCTTTGTGAGCGCCCGGTGTTCGAGACGTTTTATACGTATCGAGTGTTGGACGCTTACAAATATCAGCAGTTGGCCATTGGGTATCAAAACTCAGAGAGGGGCTGCTTCGAGATGACCGAAATAGAGGCAGCAGCAAAGCCCGATTCTGAGTAGCTGTTATATTGGTGAGGGTGAGGTTTTTCCCATTGGGTTTTTTTGTCCGTGTCTTTGTCTTTCAATGTCAGTTAGTGCGAGAGGTATTTACTTCTAGAGGATGAATGTGTGCGCACTTTAAAATAATAGGCTATCATCCCGGTCCGTCATGTTTATGGATTGAGTGATCCGTGAACGTTTGACGCAAAATTTTTCACTTGCCGAATCAATTGTACCAAATTTAGTTAATGATGTAACACCAGATGCGTTAGTTCAGGAGATTGTTACGTTTCAAGATGAGGTTCCACCAGTGCCGGTTTCTTTATTGCAACCGGTTGCTACTTCAATTGGTATGGCAGCTGTGGCGATGGAGCAGAAAGATCATTCTGTTGTTTCATTTCTGGAGAGACCATACAAAATTGGAACCTTTACTTGGACACCAACTTTAACCCCTAATGCTTCTTTGTTTTATTATGATTTTCCAAATGCTTTGTTTGTTCAACCAGCAGTCAAAGAGAAGTTGTCAGGTTTTACTTTTTTTCGAGGAGATATGGAGTTTCGGATACAAGTCAATGCGCAACCATTCCAACAGGGACGGTTGTTGTGTGTATTCGTTCCTTATCGTGCGAATTGGGCTGATAACAATGTTCATACTTCAGTTTTGACGTTGACTGGTTTAACCGGTTATCCTCATGCTGATCTTGATCTAGCTACCACCCAGACTTTAACCATTTCTGTTCCTTTTGTTTGTCCCTTGGCTTATTTGCCTTTAACAAAACGTAGATTTTCAGTGGGTTCTTTGCAGGGTATAGTATATGGTCAGTTGGCTGGTGGTACTGGAAATGTTGCTGGAACTGTGTGGGCACGCTTTAAAAACGTGTCCGTTCAAATTCCCACAGGTATTTCCACTTATGCCATCACGCCTCCTACTGGTCGTCTGGAGGATGAGAGTGTTGAGAGAGCTGAGGCTATGGTTGGAAGTGGTGAGACTAAAAGTGCCAGTATGGGTCCAATATCAGGAGTTGCGGATTCTGTTGGCAAAATTGCTATGGCAGCAAAAGATGTTCCCTTAATTGGGGGCTATTCTTCAGCCATTGGGTTGGCCGCTCGTGGAGTCAGAGATGTTGCGACCTTGTTTGGTTTTTCGAAACCCACAAGTGAAGCTCCCTTGTCCCCTATGACGGTCAACTTGGCGCGAAATATGGCTAACTACAATGGTGTTGATACTTCAAAACCGTTGTCTGTTGACGCTAATGCTGCTTTACCAGCTGCACCACTTTTTGGTTCAGAGGTTGATGAGATGGCTATTAAGTACATCTGTGGAACACCAAATTATCTTGATGATTTTTCGTGGAGTGTTTCATCTACGGGTGCATTGCGTTGTTATCCGGCGACACCATTACATAGTCGTCCGGCTTCCAATGCTGTATTGTATCCTGGATGTTTCATTTCGCCTCACGTTTCATATGTCTCAAAGCTTTTCCGTCGTTGGAGAGGTTCTTTGCGTTTTAATTTTCGGTTTGTCAAAACTAATTATCATTCTGGTAGGTTGCGTATTGCTTACGTACCCGGAGCCAGAAGTTATTATGCTAGTGATTTGCCGGATTTGGATAAATGCTATAGTGAGATTGTTGATATTCGTGAACGATCTGAATTTGAGTTTATTGTTCCTTTTGTCTACTGGGCACCTTGGTCCCTGGTGGGCGGTGTGGACCCGACTTCTTATTCCCCTACTATTACTGGGACTCTTCCCAATCATATTCCGGGATATATTGTTGTGGAGGTCATCAATGCCTTGCAGCGTCCGAATACTTTGGTTTCGGATACTGTTGGGATTATTGTTGAATTCTCCGCTGGCGATGATTTTGAGTTGGCGGTTCCTATTGGTGTGCCATTTGTGCCTGCTTTGGGTGTAGTGGCAGCTGCTCCGCCTAGTGAAAGGGCTGAAGCATTAATGTGGATGCCCCCAACTAGACAAGAACAACAGATGCATGAAGAGTCTTCTGTTCAACTTTTCAAAAAACAACCAGTTGATGACGCGGAATCTGCTTTAGCTTCCGTGGGCGAGAAAATTGTGTCAATTAAACAATTGATGCAGCGTTTCAACCGTGTAACAACCGACACTCCTGGTTTACCTGCTGGCAGTGTCATTTCAATTCGGCCTTGGGCTGTGGTTGGGAGATCACTTAATTCGGGTACTGCCGCGAAAGGATTTGAGACTTTGAATTGCGATTATTATTCTTATTTTTCTGCAATTTTTGCTTATTTCCGTGGTGGTATGCGTATTAAGTCGAGAGATATTTTTAATATCGCTCCAACTGCAGAGACTGCCTTGAGTTTTAATGATTCTGCTCCTCAGTCTTTTTTTCTTGACTGTAGAACTGATGTAAAACAGGATTGGCCCGGTAAAATTTTCCTGGGCACAGATTTGGGCCCAGAAGCTCGCGGTTCATTTGCGCAAAATTTTCACGTTTCGGGAAGGGATGGCATTTACGAGGTTTCTGTTCCGTATTATTGTAATACGATTATGCATCGTAGTTGTGCTTTTGCTATAACCAACGATGATGCAAACGATTCTAACGTATTTGCTCTCCCTCTAGTGTGTTGGCAGAGTTTCGTCTTTAGCAATTCTGATGCAGCCAAGCCACCTAACTTCTTTATTTGGAGGGCAGTGGCGGATGATTTTCAGTTTGGCTTCTTGACGGGATGTCCATACGTCATCACTGAATAGCCTGCAGAGCCCATCTCTCTTCATGGGGGGGTGTGCTCTGAAGAAAGAACTATTTTTCCACGTTCTTTTTCAGGTGCTATATTATAAAAAGGATATCTATTGAATATCTAGATTTGTGATAGGTGCCTTACACTTACGTCTCTTTGGCAAACAAAGAGTTTATGT